ATCCGCCCTTATAAACCGTCAGTACTATACGTTAGTAATAGTACAGAATGCTGTTGGGCGATAAATCGCAAAACCAAGACGCATAGTTAATCTAATTGCCAATTGGTTCTTTGCGAAGAAATCGCTATGGCTGTCGGAAACAGCTAGGTCAACGCCTTCTCTCATAATTACTTGAGCTGCGTCGCCACCGCCGAACTTACCTACAAGCATTGTGCCTTCAGCAATAACTGTTGAAGGAACTACCCTTAGACCCCAAATTCTTGGAGCAGCATCAGCACCGAATCCGCCAGCAACGACGAACAATGGGTTCTTAGAACCACTTGTGTCAACGTCAGTTACTGATGTAACGATTTGATACCAGTCTGATGGGTGCATTACAATTGCATCAGGTTCAACGAAAGCGTCTTTTCTGATTTCTGTAATTGCTTGATAAATTTGTCCAAGCTTTCCTAATTCTCCAGCGTATGGTAAAGCGTAATCAAATGTATTGATTCCGGATTTTTGTAATACACCAGTTAAATTAGGAGCTGTACCATTACCATTAATTAATTGGTTGTCCATATTCAACTTCATCATTGTTGATAAACGTGAGTTGACATATCCTTGGATACCAGCAACATCAGCTAACAATTCGTCAGTTACAGGCAAGAATGTAGCCATCTTTCTGATGGATTCTGTTCTTTCTGTAAATGCAAGTGCTGATTCTAATGAAGAGGAGATGTCTCCTGATTCTGCAATAGAACCTGCATTGTTAGTAAAAGTTGTCTCTTCTAAGTAAACATAAGCATTTTGTGATGTTTGAATTTGGTCAAACAATCCAATAACGCTATCTGGATTACGAAGAGCGGTCTCTAGGATTCCAGGAGCTCTTAGGCTCTCTGGTGGATAACCAGTGGTATTTAAAGTTGTTTTAAACTCTGCTTGAGAATCAACACCTTTAACTCCTTTTTCCACATATGCTTTGTATGCATCAGTGCTAGCAAATTGTTCCCCAATTGTTTGTGGACCTTTTTGCTCTGGCATAGCATTAGGAATAGAGTTAACTGGTGTGTTATCTTCTACTTCGAGAGCTTTCTCGTTTTTAGCTTTTGCTTCTTCGATTTTTAAATCATCAACAAGTCCAGCTAGTTCATCGTTGAGACCTTTGATTTTCTCTTTGGCCTCAGGAGTGTACTTGCCGTCTTCTTGTGAATCAAAAGCAGCTTTTAGCTCTTCACGAGATTTTGCAATTTGCTCTTTGAGCTCATTAACATTACTCACTGTATATATCTCCTATATATTGTCTTCTACTTCTAATTCAGCATCCAAAGACTCAGCAATATTTTGCTGTGCCTCTAACCATAAAGCTTCAGCCTCTTCATCAACGGAATCAGTGTTATCTTCAGCTTGGACTGGTTCAACCTCTGGGTTGGATTCAACCTCGACTTCTTCGACTACAGGTTCCTCTGTGTCGACGTCTTCAATTTCCTCAACTGATTGTTCTTCTTCTACGTCAACGCTATCCTCAACAACTACATCTTCAGTGTCACCTACATTATCGATAAATTGGTCTATTTCAACCCAAGCATCTTGTAGGTCATCCTGAACTGCACGTAGTGCTTCAGTGGCTTTTTCGCCTAATTTCCTTCCATCTTTGGCACGCAACATCGCTATGGCGGTAGCTCGTACCATCAAGTCGTTTAATGCAGCAAGCACATCTTTGACTTGTTCCGAGAAAGATTTAGAACCTTCCTCTGAAATCTCTTCTTTAACTTCTTCGACAGATTCTGATAATTCCTTCAAGTATTTTTCTGGATTATCAATCATATCTTGACAGTTAGAGCATTTGACATCATCTGTGTCATCACCAGCTTCATCTTCTGGTTCTTGTTCAAAGAATGTAGAGTTACCAAGAACACCTTTTTGGTCTTCTTCAACTCCTGTCAATTCTTCTAATAGTTCTGTGTTTGATTTAATCGCCATTGTGTATGTATCTTGATTAGCTCCAACAAGAACTGGTGAAACTTCATAAACTGTGAGGTCTTTAAGAAATCTAGCGTCTTTTTCATCGTCGCCAAACTGTCCCCTCTCTGAGTCATTCACTCTATAACCGAATGACCATTGTTGCATGTCACCCATGTTTTTAACTATTTTATAAGCCTCTTTGCCAGATTCAGTATCCATAAAGAACTCACCATTAAATGTGGCTTTATCGCCATCTGAAGTGATTTGTCCTTTGCCAATTGGCATATCCCATTTGTGAGCCCATACCATTGGAACGTCACCTGATTTGAAGCCTGATTTAATAGCACCAGGTACTACAACATCTCCATCGGAATCTAAATTGTTGAACACTGAAAATACAGCAGAAACTTTACCTTCTGAGTCCGTTTTGAACTCGAGGTCAATATTCTTAACTTCTTTTTCAGACATTACCTATTCTCCTGTTAACAGTATTTAGGTACGCTATATAGAAATTATTACAGATTATTTTAAAATGTGTGTTATTTGATAGGTTTTATAACTTTTAGTTTTGATATAGGCATAGTCACTTTTCTATCTGTTTTTTTGTGACTCCCGTCTTCCATTATTGCATAAACTTGCATTGTTGCTTCTTTCTTTTCACTATTAACAGAAGTAACAATTCCATGGACTGTTGATGGTGGGTCTGGGTCTTTATTAATAGACCAACTTACAGATTGTCCTACTCTAACAGAACTTGCTTTTTCTTCAATATCTCCAGATTTTTTAGAACTTAATGGATGATTGCTAGGTAATAAATCTTGGTCATATGGTTTTCTTTTAAATCTACCAGTTCTTAATGCGTGTAAGAAACCGTTAACTCTTGCCAATCCCCACTGGTCAGCTCCTGTTACATTTCCTCTAACTGAACCAGGGTTAGTGCGATAAGCACCTACACCTCTGTTAAAGACAGATGTTAATGTTCTAAGGTTGGCTCTATACTTTGGATTTTTAGCATTGTGGTCTTTTACTTTTTCAACTAAAGCTTTTCTTACTCTAGATGAAACTGCTTTTGTCTCAGCTAATTTTTCTTCATAAATTTCATCAGCCATATTTTCAGCAGCTTTTCTTCTAGCTCTAACAACTTTCTTTTGGTCATTAACTATTTTCTTCATTGCAGAAACGCCAATGTTGGAAACACCGCCCCATTTAATATTTGCAATAGTTCCATTAAGTCTGTTATTACCTTGATGTCTTCCCATATAACGTTCTCTTCTTCTGACCCAGTTAAGAACTGATTCACTTCTATCACCAGATTTATATTTAGTCCAGTTTCTAAAAGCATCATTACCCGTAAATGATGTAGGAGGATTACCACCGTTACCAGCTCTTCTCCAAATCTCAGGCCAATTTTCTTTTAGGTCTCTTGCATATCCGTATGGAAATTGTTTATATTTTGAATTTGATATTGAAACTTGTTTGTCATCTCCTGGACTAGGAAAGTTAGTTCTATCTTTTTTAGGTTTTTCTTTCTTAATATTTTCTGGCTCTATACTAAATTGTGATTCCATAATAACTTCTGCTTCTTCTAAGCTAACTTTAAGTTCTTCCATTATATCAACTAGATAAGATTTTTTTGACCTTTCTAACTGCTCATGTGTAGCACAAGGCATATAGTAAGTTGTTCCTCTTACATCGTGCTCATGATATCCAGAACATCCCATTTCTTCTGCTCTTCTTTCAGCAGCTTCAATTGTGTCATACATAAACATATTGCTAGAAGTATTTCTATCTGGGTGTGCAGATTTTATTAACTTATCGTAGTCTTCGTCATTTTTGCAAGGCATATAAAACTTACCTGCTGGTCCTCTGTCAACAATATGATATCCATCACAACCTAATTCTTTTGCTCTTGCTGTAGCTTCTTCAGGAGTAGTATAAGTATCAGCCATTACTGGTGCTGCAGCTTTTTTACCTAAGTAAGCTTCTGCTTCTTTTTCTGTATCAAAACATTTAATAACTTTTCCTGTGTCATGACTTATTACACAGTATGCACCATTAGGCATCTTAGCAATATACTTTTCTTCATTACGAGGTTCTTCAGTTTGTTGTATTCTGTCTGCTCTTGGAGATTCAGCTGGAACTGCTGTTAAATTTAAAATATCTTTTACTTCAGGTAATTCAGATAAGCCAGCTGCTTGTAAAGGTTGACCCTCTTGTTCAGCTTGTGCTTGTTGTCTGTTTGCTTCAGGCATATCATTTAATATTGCATTACCATCAGCATCTACTTGAATCATGTTTAATGGTCTTAGATATACAGCATGTCTTTCGTCAACATCCAAACCTACAACTTGTCTAGCTTCTCCGATTGTTATCCAACCACCAGATACACCCATGTTTACTCTCTTGTAAAGATTGTCTACATCAGTTTGTAAAGCTCTAACAGACTGTATATCATAATCACACATTTTTCCGTTATCACCAAAATCAGGTATAAGTAATTGATGAGTTAATTCGTTAGCAACTGTTCTCCACATTGGTACTAGTTTTTGCTCTGTAAAAAATTCTTTAAGTTCTTTTGTATTATTGTAGGTCGCTGAATTCAATCCAGCCCCGAGGCCGGCGAGTATAGCGGGCACTCCTAAAACCGCAGATACTCTTTCTTCTGGTATTCTTCTTAGTTCTGCTAATTTCATTTGGTCTGGTGTAAAAGAAACTACTTCAACATTCATTGCACCAGATAAAACCATAGGAGCACCTCTGTTGGCTCCTCCAAACTTTTCTTTGTACATTGCAGAGATAGCTTCTGCTTCTTCTTTAGTAGGACCACCATAACCATCACTTCTAGGTGTAAGAACTACACCCGGTACAGCCATATTGTTCAATAGAGCAGTTGTGAACTGTCCAGCTGATTCGTCACCTAAGATTTCTCTTAGTACTGATTTAAGTGGTGCGTGTCCTCTTCTGTGGTCATTAGGGTCAATTCCTTGTCGGATATGTACCATATCTTTAACATCTATTTTTACAAATTCACCTTTTCCATATGTGTAGTATTCATAATGAGTAATTAATTGTTGTTCATTTCCTCTTACTTCTACAAGATGGGGCATTAAAGGAATAAGTTCTACAACTTTACCCTGTTTATTTCTGTTTTTATAAAGAAATGAGTCTCCATTTGTATTTAAAGCTAAAACAATATAGTGAGACAGTAAGTTATGAGACATAAATGGATTAGGTCTTCTAAGAAGTTCTGCTAATGGGTGAGAATAATCTACTTCTCTATCACCAAATGTTTGGTCTCTTTTTACTACTTGAAGTTGAGGTTCAGCGAATGAGGTAGCTAAAACATTGAGACATGCTGTTACAGCTGAGTTACCAGAACCATCTCCTATTTCTTTTAGTTTGTCTGCTTCCCAAAAACCTGATGTGGTATTATAACCATAAATTGAGGCATCATTGCCAAATAACTGATTGTAATTTGATTGTACTTTACTTTCGTTACGTCTTGAAGGCGTAATAAAATCTAAAGCTTTTTGTAATCTGCTCTTTTCTTCCAAAATATATTCCCAGTATTAAAAAGCTTCCCAACTTCTTCTTTGCTGCAAAGTTGAGGCAGCTAGTCCCAGTGCGTCCACCATGTCGTCATTTTTGCCGACAGGGAACGTTAACAGCTCTCTTTCTAAGTCTGCTAACCAAGGTGCGTCTTTTCTAAACAAGATGTCACCTGCCTCCATCCTAGCTGATAGCGGTAAACTTTTGGTTATTTTATCTTTTTCTGCTCTTATTTCTCTAACTCTTAAACCAGACCTTCCAGCTTCTTGAATGAATGGTTTTGATAGACCTTGATTTTCAATACAGATATGAGACCAGTTATTTTGGCTTGCTAATCTTTTAGCTTCAGGAATAATATCAGGAGATTCCATTTTTCTCCTTACTACATCTTCTACATAAAGTTTTCCGTTTGCTTGAGCAAAACTAATTATTACTGTGTAGTCACTTCTTTCTTCAGTAGTTACAGCAACGTCTAATGTTCCAAAGTGTTGCATATCTCTTGGTGCAAAGTTATTACCACCACCTACGTAGTTACCATTAGGCATAACATCATAATAGGAAAACCATTCCTGCTTGAATAAACCTTGACCTGCTTCAATAAACTCTGCCATGTACTCTTGAGCAAAAACAATAGAACCAACTTCTTCTTTGGCTGCTTCAACTTCTTCTGGGTCAATATTTGGATTGTCTACAGTTGAATAATGAAATCTTTCCCAATCTTCTCTTTCTTCTGCGTTTTGCCATAAATCATAAAACCAATTACCAATACCAAGGGGAGTAGAAATAAATAAAGCAGAACCTTTTCTTTCAGTTAATGTAGGACGTAGTACTTCTTGCCAGACTTCAGGTTTTACGAAAGCTGCCTCATCAATAACGATAAAGTCTAAACCTTCACCTCTTAATCTTTGCGGATTATCAGCAGACTTACAAGCAATAAAACCACCATTAGGAAACTGTACTTCCATATTGGCGATTGAAATTTTTGGTTCAATTTCTTTAGGAAAGGAAAGTGCTGCAGCTTCTAACGCCCTCCAGCCAACACGAGCAATAGCAAAAGTAGGAGCAACCCACCAAGCTCTACCGCCTGCCAAGGCAGTTTCGATGCATAATTGAACACCGAGTCTAGTTTTACCAAACCTGCGACCAGCACAAAGAATCTTCCACCTTGCTTCACTATCTGCAACAGCTCTCTGCGCATCATGTAATCCAGGAAGTTTCGGCGCATATTTAGCCATTCTCTAACTTTGACTTATTTTT